AGGACTTTGCAACGCCAGTACGGTGACGTCAAAGGTGAGTGTCACTTTTTTCGGTACGCAAAAGACCGCTTGGGACGCATAGCAAAGAGACGAGATGAATTATGTTTGAAGATGGCATCGTAAAAGTTAGACAGCGCGGATTCGATCCAGAAACGTCCATGTACTGCTTCGGAGGAGGCGGTGGCGGCGGTGGCGGTGGAAGCAACACCGATAATGCCTATTCAAATCAGCAAACAGGGCAGGGATCGCGGACCACGCAACCCGGAGAAAACACCCGGATTGATAGCCGTGGAAACGTCGTGAACTTCAACACAACACCTGCTACGGTAACAAGCACTCCTAATTATACGAAAACGCTTCCAAACGGTGTGGTGGTTACAGACTTCTCTCGAGATTTTGCAGGGCAGGTCAACCTGTCTAATCAAGGTACTCCTCTTGGTGATGCAATTCCTCCCGGCGGAATGTTCGGCAACTTACCGAATTCAAACGTAAGAAACCCCGAGGTTTTAGCTCCGGTAACAGGAACAACTCCTTTCAATCCAGAAAACTTTGTGGGGCAAGCGCCTTTAGGAATGAACACCAGTTTTGGCGCGTTTGGTCAGCAGGTTAACGAGTTTAACCGAGCTACCACACCAACTACTCCGGCACAGGCGCTTCAGGAAGCTTTAGCGTCGGGCCGAGTACAATTAGGCGGTGGATTTTATGCCGGTAATACGCCAAGCGGATTAGGCATCGGCATTGAGCGAACATTCGCCAAAGGCGGAGCAGTGAACTCGGGCATCGGATCTTTGCTCAGATCAACCAAGTCTTAGTGTCTTCCCCAAGCACTTGACCGGCAATATCAATCTTCTCGCGTAAGGCACCAAGGATTTTATCGTCCACGGTGTCTGGCGTGACGATATCAATGTAGGTGACGTTCTTTTCCTGACCAATCCGGTGAGCGCGATCTTCTGACTGCAAGCGTATTTCTAAGTCGTAACCGTTATTGTAATAGATCATAGTGCTTGCTTCGGTCAGAGTAATGCCGTAACCGCCAGTTCGAGGCTGACCAACAAAGAATCGTAGCTCGCTGTCGGGATCTTGGAACCGATCAACAATCGCCTGCCGTTCATCCTGCGGCGTCTCACCAAAGTAGATACTGGACGAGCCCCCCCCGTACCGCTTGGTCAGCTCTGAGTGAATTGACTTCAGGTCATGAGTAAATGTCGCCCAGATAATAATTTTGCCAGACGTTTCTTCAATAATATCAAGCAGTTCTGACAAACGATTGCTCTTTAAAGTATGCAAATCACCAGCATCGTCAGGAAGATGTCCACAACAAATTTGCTGTAAGCGCATAATCTGAGTCAAAACGGATGCAGTTGTGGATAACTCACCGGACTCCAGCTTTGCCAGAGCCAATTTCTGCATCTGTTTATACGCCTTGGCTTGCTCATCGGTCAGGCTAACGTTCCGCCGCATGTACACTTTATCTGGCAAGTCCAAACAGTCTGACTTCAGCACGCGATTGCTGAACTTATCGAGTTTTTCGTTTAGCTCATCCAGACGACGGTAGCCGGTGATCTCATTAAAGCTTTTGTGACCCATCGTCCGCTTCTGCACAACGGCGTACCGATTCTGATAGCCGTAATACGAATTGATACCCAGAGCCTTGGGCGACAAAAACGCGCATTGACTAAACAAATCCATCGGTGACTTGGTAATTGGCGAACCAGTTAAGATACGACGATACTTACTCTTCTTCATCAGCGACATAATATTCGCGGTCCGCTGTGCCTTCCTGTTCTTAATCGTTGTCGATTCGTCAACAATAATTAGGTTGTTCGGGTTCTTATCGCAAAACTCTTCGGCTAATCGTGTACCACGAGGAGTGGAAAACGCCTCGACGTTCATGACTAACACTTTGATTCCATCAAACTTTTTATATACCAATTGAGCTAAATCTTCTTGGTACGCCTTTCCTGAGTTTGGTGTCCAACGTATAACGTTCCGCGTTATACGTTCCGGCAAATGAACTTTTATTTCTTTCTGAATCCAGTTATCGTAAACACCCTTCGGAGCAACGATGAGCGCCGCGTCGATATGACCCTTTTCATACAGCATACCCATTGTATCAATAGCAACTTTCGACTTCCCCGTTCCCATCTCCATGAACAGCGCATAGTATTCCGCGGCCCACGAGTCGCGTAGCGCGTTAAGCTGATGGTCATACGGCTTGGTCTTAAATTCGTAGTTTTCAAAATTCATGTCACTTTCCCCTTGACTCTTGCTAATCATAGGATTATATATAGAAATGTCAAGGCCCAAACGGTGCCTTCAACAACGGAGGAAAGCGCATGAGCGATCTTAACCAATCAGCAGATCTGCTGAGAATGATGGAGCAGGACACTGCCGAATCGAGCATAGAAACGCTAGACCAAGAAGGGCTTCATACTGTTGCCTCAATGGCCGTAGCAATAAGAAATAAAGAAGCAGAAATCGAAGATCTTGAGGCCAAACTCAAGAAAGAGAAAAACGCTCTTTTAAAAATGACTGACGAAGACTTGCCGACCATGTTGGCCGAACTTGGTTTGTCATCAATGACCTTGGACGACGGCTCAAACGTTACTGTAAAGCAAACGTATGGGGCATCAATCCGCATTGACGATAAGCCACAGGCTTTCGAGTGGCTTCGCGATAACGGCTATGACGACATCATCAAGAATCAAGTGATGTGTATCTTTGGCCGCGGCGAAGACGATCAGGCATCTGCCTTCAAGGCCCTTGCATCACAGCAGGGATTAGCGGCGGAGCAGAAGACTGATATTCACCCACAAACTTTGCGAGCCTTTATCAAGGAACGCGTAGAAAACGGTGACGACTTCCCAATGGAGCTATTCGGCGCTTGGGTAGGACAACGTGCAGTAATCAAGAGGACTAAATAATGGCAACATCAAAAGCAGTAGCTGAAAAGCAATCAGGGGCAATTGCGGAATTTGACCCAACAATGTTCGAGGCCGATGCCGGCATCGGAACTCGCATGGAGCAAGAAGATCTTGCCCTACCTTTCCTGAAAATTGTTTCGGCGCTCGACCCATTGCTCGACGACGAAAACTTTGAAGGACGCAAGGGCGACATCTACAACACGGTTAGCGGCACAGTGTACAGCGGCAAGGAAGGTATTCGGGTGATCCCATGTGCCTATCAGCGTCGTTTTATTCAGTGGGCTCCCCGTGGTCAAGGTAGTGGTGCTCCACAAGCGATCTACGCGCCAAACGAAGATCGTCCAAAAACAACTCGCGATCCATCGGATAACCGCGAGTATGTAGACGGCGGGAACGGCGAATACATTGAAGAAACGCATCAGCATTTCGTTATCGTACTCAATGAGGACGGTTCTGCTGAAACAGCGTTACTTGCAATGAAATCAACACAGTTGAAGAAGTCACGCAAGTGGAACTCAATGGTTGCATCCGCAAAGATGCAGGGAGCCAATGGGCCATTCACTCCGGCGCGATTTGCTTACACTTACCTGCTGAAAACCCTGTCAGAAGAGAACTCAAAAGGTTCATGGCACGGGTGGGAAATGTCACGTTTAGAGCCAGTGTCTGACGGTGCTTTGTATATGCAAGCCAAGCAGTTTGCAGAAAGCATTATGGCCGGTGACGTTGTTGTTAAACATGGGGATGATGAGGAAACGAATAACAACCCAGCGTTTTAATGACATGCGGGATGTGTACACACAATGTGTACACATCTCGTTTTTGAGGATCAACTATGTCAGTCGAAAAATTTAGTTCCATCTTTGCCGGTTTAGAACAGGCATACGGAACTTTCAAAATAGAAAAACAGACGCAAAGCGGCAAGAACGCCGGTAAAGCGGCCGTCATTCGCGAAACGCGGACCACGGAACTATGGGAAGGTCACTTGTCAGGAACTGGCAAGGGCATCGGTATTATTCCGATTAACGAGGATAACTGTTGCGTCTGGGGATGTATCGACATCGACCAGTATCCGCTTGATCACACAGACCTTGTTGCGAAGATACGCCAAGCGAAACTGCCATTAGTGGTATGCCGATCTAAATCGGGCGGCGCGCATTGCTTTTTGTTTACGACCGAATGGATTGAAGCCAAGGTGATGCAGGAGACTTTGCAACACATTTCTACGGCTCTCGGTTACGGTAATAGCGAAATTTTTCCAAAGCAGGTGAAACTTCATCTGGATCGGGGCGACATTGGTAACTTTCTTAATTTGCCTTACTACGACGCAGAGGACGGCCTACGCTACGCAATTAAAGATGACGGCACCTCAGCTACTCTGGAAGAGTTTTATCAGCTCTACGACGCGCATGTGCAGACTCCGGAGCAGATCGGAACCTTAACGCAAGATACCAACAGCTCGGATATCATCGTCAAAGACGGTCCGCCATGCTTACAGCATTTATGCAGACAAAAGATTTCAGAAGGAGGCCGAAACAATGGGCTGTTCAACTTGGGCGTCTACTTACGGAAAGCTTATCCCGATGAATGGGAAAGCAAGATACTCGAATATAACGGGCAGTTTCTGGACCCGCCGTTGCCACTCAACGAAGTTAACACTGTTGCGAAACAACTTGAGAAAAAGGACTACGCATACCGATGTTCTGATGCCCCGATCTGCGCGCACTGCAACAAAGATCTCTGCCAGACGCGTAAATTCGGTATTGCTTCGGCGGCGGCAGGGGCTTCCGTTGCAAATTTGCGAAAATACAACTCGACACCGCCTGTCTGGTTTATGGACGTTAACGGGGAGCCTTTGGAACTCGACACTGACGCGCTCCTTTCGCAACCTACTTTTCAAAAAGCGTGTATGGAGCAACTTAATTTTATGCCGCGCACGGTCTCGAAGCAGAACTGGGAGAGTCGAATTAGCACTCTAATGTCTGAAATGCGGGACAACGAAAGCGCGGTAATGGAAGTGGCGCAGGACGCGTCGACCTCGGGGCAGTTCTATGATTACCTCGAAGAGTTTTGTCGCCACCTACAGCAAGCGCAGGACAAAGAAGAAATCTTGCTTCGCCGCCCGTGGACCGACGAGGACTCCAATAAGACCTATTTCAGACTGCGGGACTTTGAAGCGCATCTCCGCAAGAATAAGTTTTTTGAATTTAAATCACACAAAATCGCTCAACGCTTACGCGATATCAGCGGCGAAAGCACGGTGCTGAAGATCAAAGGACGTGCCGTCCGCGTGTGGTCTATACCGGCGTTTGAATCAGCAGACGTGGATTTGAAACCTAAGTTTAACCAAGAAGAGGCCCCATTCTGATGTTGAAGGCAGACGGACTAGACGATGCGATTATCGGTGTTGGTCACCGATGCGGGGAACCGACAGTTGTCGTGTACGACATCGACTTATCAATACAAGCGGTTCAACGAGAATTGAAGTGCGAGATTTGGGAAGCCGTTGAGTATTTCAATTTCAATATTCTGGGTTCTTACATCGGGGAACATACGCCGATATTTGTAGAGCGCATACAAGGAATCAAAGAGTTAGAGGAGTGGGTGGAATCCAATGGATAAAAAAGACAGAAATTTTCAGATCTACGAAATGCGGAAAAAGTATTACATGACGCTAACCGCAATTGGGAAACGTATGGGCCTGTCGCGCGAGCGAGTACGTCAAATCGTTCAACATGTTGAAGATAACTTGAAGGATTACAAGAATGTTCAGAATCTTCGGGCCTCCGGGAACAGGAAAAACAACAACGCTTCTTAATATGGTAGATAAGGCTCTCGAATCGGGCGTATTGCCACAAGAGATTGCCTTCCTTGCCTTCACCAAGAAAGCGGCGACAGAAGCAAAAGAGCGCGCGGCAGAGCGGTTCGGGCTTGATGCCAAGCACGACCTTGTCTACTTTCGGACATTGCACAGCCTTGCCTTGTCAATGACCGACATTAGTTCGGGTCAGATCATGCAACCGGAAAACTACAAAGAACTAAGCCATGCCATCGGCGTGGAACTCTTTGGTTCGACGCGGGGATCTGACGATTTTATGGATCTAGCGAAAACCAGTGATCCGATCCTTGGGCTGATTAACTTGGCGCGTCTACGGAAGGTAGATTTGCGCGAGCAGTACAACGAAAGCGAACTGGATCGAGATTGGAACACTGTTAATTATGTGGATCAATCCTTACGCAAGTACAAAGAAATGTACAAACTATTCGATTTTACAGACATGTTAGAGCTGTTTGTCGAGCAAGCGCCTAGTTTTAAACATCGATTCAAGCTGACCTTCTTAGACGAAGCACAGGATTTGTCTCCACTCCAGTGGGACATCGCACATATTCTGGACGGCATGTCCGATAAAATGTATTGCGCGGGGGATGACGACCAAGCCATCTACCGTTGGGCAGGGGCAGACGTTGATCATTTCATCAATCTGGATGGCGGATCTGAAATCCTTGCACAGTCCTACCGCATACCGTCGTCAGTTCACGCTGTAGCAGAGAACATCTCCAACCGGATTAGCCGACGGTTTCCGAAACGTTATGAGCCAAAGTCAGATCGGGGGCAAGTAACGCGGATATCCACCATCGATGGAATCGACATGGCTGACGGATCATGGCTGATCCTGTCTCAAGCGGGGTACCAGTTGTCGCCAGTTGCGACCGACCTCAAGTCAAACGGCTATCTGTTCAACTACCGCGGACACCGGTCCATCTCTGAAAAGGTGGCAGACGCCGTCAACGGTTGGGAAGCTTTGAGAAAAGGACGCGAAGTCTCCGGCAAAACCGCGCGCAACATTTACTCGTTTATGAGCGCTAAAGAGCGGATCGCACGGGGGTTCAAAAAACTGCCCGCGCTTGCCGACGAAGATATGGTGGATCTCGATACGCTGATCGCGGACCACGGCCTTAACGCTGACAAAGAGATGATCTGGCACGTCGCAATGGATAAGCTACCGGAGCAAGATCGGGCGTACATCATCGCGCTCTTGCGTCGCGGGGAAAAGTTCAATGGTGAGCCTCGCATTACAGTGTCCACGATTCACGGATCAAAGGGTGGGGAGGCCGACAACGTTGTACTTTTTACAGATTTATCTCCGGCGGCCGAAAAAGCGGCGCGGAACAATCCTGATGATTTACATCGTGTGTTCTACGTCGGAGTGACTCGGGCGCGAGAAAACCTGTTTATTGTTGAACCAGAAGATGTGTCGAGGAGCTACGAACTATAAGCGGCGATCACAACACCGGTTTAACAAATTGGTTATTTGCGTACTCATACTACGCATATCGGCATATTTTTAAACTGCCTAGCGGAGGAAGAACACATGAAAACAGGTAAATACTACGGGACACACTGGTATTGGGATGCAGAGGATCGAGAGTATGTCATCTGTGCAACGTGGTTGCATGAACGCAATTATCCAGAGATGCCGGATTATGTTTCGCTAGAAGCGATTGAAGTTGAAGAGCAGGAAATGAATGCTCCCGATCTGGATTTGTCGATAGGCAGTCCCGTGTGGAAGTCAGTGTATGAGGACGGTATGCCAATGGCAGATATACGAGAGGTGGAGTATTTATGAATCGCAGAGAGATTTTAGAAAAAGCAGATGAGTTTATCTCTGCAACACGCGACGAGGTTTACGGCGACCCGCGGAAGAATCACGAGCGGATTGCAGAAATGTGGTCTGCCGTCCTTGGTGTGGACGTCACGGCAGAAGAGGTGGTGCTGTGCATGATTGCGGTGAAGATGAGTAGGCTGTGCGAAATGCCGCGGCATGAAGATTCTTGGGTGGACATCGCCGGCTATGCGGCATTAGGTGGGGAGATAACAAATGAAAATTAAACAAGGTGTTATCAAACGGATACACGTCAATCAACACAACGTCCGGCATAACAAAAAGAATCCGGACGACCCGAAATCCATCTTTACCGTCAAGCATACAAAAGGTAACGAAAAGGGTAACTCTGTGCATATCTACGGGCCATCGGCTGTTGTGTACGACCCCGAAAAGCCGCTAGATTGCGGAGCCCACGTCTGGATACAAACCACCGCAGAGGTAGAGGTGATCGAAAATGACTGAATACGACAACGCCAACCGCGGAGCGATCTGGGGCAACAAAGACAAAGCAAAAGACACGCACCCAGACTTCAAAGGTGAAGCCAGTATCGACGGCAAGGACTACTGGGTTGCCGCGTGGAAGCGCAAGGAAGGGGCGAATCCAAAAGCACCAAGTCTAAGTTTTAAGTTTGAGCTTAAAGAAGATTCAAACGATGCACGAGACATGGGCTAATTTTATTCTTTGGACAATTATATTCATCTGCCCCATTTGGTATTGGTGGCTAGGGAGAGGTAAATGAGTTTGCAAATGGCGATGTTTACGCCGAAAACAGAATGGGTGCCTCCGGCCGAGCTACCTGACCTTAGCAGTGCGACTCGTATTGCTATCGATGTGGAAACGCGCGACCCGGACATCAAAACGATGGGTCCGGGATGGGCGACAGGTAACGGCGAGGTGGTTGGTTATGCTATCGCGACCGAGGATTGGTCTGGTTATATTCCTGTCGGGCATAAAGGCGGCGGTAACTTAGACAAAAGAATTATAAGCAAGTGGCTCAAGAAGGTTTTTGAACTGCCTTGTGAAAAAGTCATGCATAACGCGCAGTACGATGCCGGTTGGATCAAACGAGAAGGCTTTCAGTTGAACGGCCGCATTGTCGATACGATGTTGATTGCCAGTTTGTTGGACGAAAACCGCTTTAGTTACAGCCTCAATGCGCTGTCGTTTGACATTTTAGGTAAAACCAAATCAGAGAAAGACTTGGTTGAAGCGGCACGCACCTTCGGTCTCGATCCAAAAGCAGAGATGTGGAAGATGCCGGCCATGTATGTTGGGCCTTATGCAGAAGTTGACGCGCAGTTGGCGCTCGAACTCTGGAATTACATGCGTGTGGAAGTGGGCAAGCAGGGGCTTTGGGATATCGTCAACCTCGAACTCGACCTCCTGCCGTGTTTAGTAGACATGACCTACCGTGGTGTCCGCGTTGATATGGACAAAACCGAGCGTACACGCGACGCCTTGTTAAAGCGCGAGGCGGAATTACACAAAGAAATCAAGCGACAAGCGGGGTTCGGCGTTGAAATCTGGGCGGCACAATCGTTATCTAAAGCGTTCGACGAACTCGGGATTGCGTATCCTAAGACGGAGAAAGGCGCGCCTTCGTTCACGAAGACGTTTCTCGCAGAGCAACAAAACCCTTTTGCAAAACTGATTGTTGAAGCACGCAACATCAATAAGACGTCGGGGACGTTTATCAATAATATTTTAAAATATTGCAACAACGATGGACGCATCCACGGCCACATCAACCAAAACCGGTCTGATCAAGGCGGCACGGTGTCAGGCCGGCTGTCGATGAACAACCCCAACCTGCAACAGATACCGGCCCGCGATCCAGAACTGGGGCCGATGATCCGCAGTTTGTTCTTACCGGAAGAAGGTGAGCAGTGGGCGGCCATCGATTTCTCGCAACAGGAACCACGGATCTTGGTTCACTATGCCCATGTGTATGGCAAAGCGCGCGGTATCCCATTGCAGGGAGCCAAGGATTTCGTGCAGAAATACAACGACGACCCAAGCACTGACTTCCATACGATGGTGGCGGAGATGGCCGGTATTGGACGGAAGCAAGCCAAAACCATTAACTTGGGCATGATGTACGGGATGGGCGTTAATAAACTGGCCGATCAGTTGGACATACCGGTTGAGGAAGCCAAAAGCTTGATTAACCAGTACCACGACCGCGTACCTTTTGTGAAAGGTTTGATGAACGGCGTAATGAATCGACTAAACGAAAAAGATGCGTCTGGATCGATCCGCTCGATTCTAGGCCGCAAGTGTCGCTTTGACCTGTGGGAGCCAGACAGCTTCGTCATGCACAAAGCCTTGCCCTACCGTGATGCCGTGAAAGAGTATGGCGATACCACGCGACTCAAGCGTGCGTTCACATACAAAGCCTTGAATCGCCTGATTCAAGCGTCGGCGGCCGATATGACCAAGCAAGCGATGGTCAATATTTACAAAACGGGGCGTATCCCACTGGTGCAAGTGCATGATGAAATCGCCATGTCAGTCACCGACAAAAATGATGCACTGCAAATTGCACACATTATGGAGTCTGCGGTATCTTTGGAAGTACCTAACAAGTGCGATGTAGAAATCGGACCCAGTTGGGGCGAAGCAGTGTAGCTTTTAAGCTACTACCTGTAGTTTAAAAACTACGCAAGCTACTGCTTCGATTTCATTTGACTCCCTTGATGATTGCCGCCTTCGGGCGGCTTTTTTATTAGACTAAAGTATTAATATACTAGTTTGTCAAATCCGTTACACTTCAGATTCATTTCACAACTATGGGAGAAACGAAATGAACGTAAAGTTAGAAAGTCCTTTTCTTAAATTTGATAAAAAAACAGGAACTTACACCTTCATCGCGGAGAAAGAGTATAAATTTCCGCCGCTGAAGAGAAAGTATTTAAGCGCCTTGGAAGCTATTCAACAGGTTAAGAAGTATGAAGCCGGTAAAGCTCAACTGTATGCAGGAGAAAAACTGGTAACTTTTTAAAAAATAATCCCAGGATCTTAGAGCCGCCTTCGGGCGGCTTTTTTATGCATAAATCTTGTATGTTCCCATAGGTTCGCATATAATCGCAGATATCTTAGGAGAGTTTTATGGATACCCAACGTTGGAAAAGCGTCCTCGTGCCTCGTGATGTGTATGAAGACATTAAAGAAATCGCGCAAACTGAAGGCCGAACAATTTCTGGACAACTGCGACTGATTTTTGAAACCTATATTGATAAAGGTTATGACAAAAAGCATTCGTATAACCCAAAGAAAGATCCACGTCGGATGAACGTATACGATTGATCACGGAACTACGGGAGAAGTTCAATGAAAGTTTACAGAATTACAGACAACGGAACTGACGCACAGTTTTACGCCGATTCCCCTCCACGCATTCGGAAATACAAACTCGAATCTGAAAACCCCGAACTCATTATCGTCGAAGAATTTGAGTACAACTATAAGTGGCAACTCATTGTTTTACTTAACGACGCGCTCAAGACGGGAATGGAACGTCATGAAACCGCAATTCGATCCTGATCTAATCTGGTTAATGCCTTTAATAATCGGGCTAATATATGTTTTCCATTATACGTTTTTTGGATTCGTACCGTTATGAACAAATTTGTTACTAAAATCCGCAAAAAATTACTACGCACACACGTCAAAATGCTGAGCGCTTACGCTCGAAAGAAAATGAAACGCGCATACGAACTCGAGGACAAAGCAATTTGGCTCGAACTCGAACTTCGTGAAATTGAAAAACAGGAGAAGCACACATGATTACCCTTAATTACACTCGCCAAAACGGCAATAATAAAGGCCTACGCAGTGTTCAATTCGTTATCGACGAACAGTTGGGATTGGACGCGATGCTGTACGAATTGACTCACTTCTTGCGTGCAATGGGATACGCCATCGATTCAGACGAGCAGTTGATGGTTGTACTGCCCGAAGAAATTGAAGCGTTGTACGCGCCAGTCGATGCCGAAGAAATTGAAACCATCCTGAAAGACCTGACCGATGACGATAAAGAGTGAGGAACAACTGGATCTTAATCCACAACCGCTAGAAAACGAATTGAGTGACGCCGTCGGTGAACGACTGCGGAACAATCAATGCCCGCGTTGCATGGGAGACCTTACGCGGATCACGGATCACGGTTCTACTAAGCGGTATTGTTTTCAATGCCGAATGACCGTTATAGATACCAGTGGACAAAAAAGCACAGATCGTCCATGACTTGGCCGTTAAGGCCGGTATCGTCAAGGATGAAGACAGAACATTACTCGCCCTGCGGAACGGATGCCGTGGCTACATTGCAAATCTGGAAGAGCTGACAGAATTTGCGCGCCTTGTGGGTGAGATTGCCAGAGAGAACGAACGAAAGGTTATCGAAAAACGTTTGCACAATTCTCATAAAGCGATATAGTTTGCACAACTATTCCCGTAGTTGACTCCAAAGCCCCGTTAGTTCCCTATGACTTTCGGGGCTTTTTTTCATCTGGGGTGTTGACATGTATGCGATAAACGATTACCTTCTAAATCTCAACTACACGGGAGAACCGAAATGAACCAGAATGAATGGGTTGAAAAGCACAACGAAATGGTGGCCAAGCATAACAAGCGAGTGGCCTCGATCCGCGAAACACGGCTACCAAAATCTTGCGTAGACGCCCTTGATGAAACCATGAAGGTGTTGGATCAGGTGCATGAATCGTTGATTGATGGTGTATGCCACGGCTACCACCCTTTAACGCTCGACGATATCGTCCGTCTAACCACAGCCTTGCAAAAACTCAAAGCAGAGTTCAACCCACGGGAGATTCGACAATGACACTAATGACTGATCTCGAACGCGTCGAACTGAAGCGACTCCGTCTGCAAACCAAAGCCCTACGGGAAGAAATTGCAGAATTGAAAGAACGTCTCGGAGCCATGCAAGCTCCAATAACCGTTCAAGAGCTGATAGAAGCAATGGCATCTGTCGTGGACGACGACATGCCGGTGTATGTCTACGACTTAACGACCGAGGAAAGCTATCCGCTGATCATGGTTGATCCGACAATTAGCGACCGGATCGACCTCAACTTCAGATCAGAACCGGAGAACTTATAATGAAGATCACAATTGATATGACCCCAGAGGAATTCCAAGCCTTGTTTGTCCCCTCAGAAAAACAAAACGAATTCGCCCTCGAAGCATACAACGCCTATGTTAAAATGTTCCATGAGTCGATGATGAAAAACATCGACCCACACAACATGTTTAGACCCAAAGAACCTCGGAGCTAAACGAAGTAAACGCAATAAACGCAACGGGTTGTAGCCTAAAAGCTACAACTCTGTTGTACAAACTGTAATTTTTAAACTACGGGACATCAACCGATGGAAAAACGACCTACACTTCACAGGGACTACTGCGGTCTGCTGACCGGACAGTCCTGCTACGACTTCTGCAAATTTGTTTCTGAAGAATACGAGATGAAAGGCGAGCATGAACTCGCCCTCGACTGGCTCGCCGAAGCCAATCTCTACAAAATGGAACTCGAACTGGGTATGAAGTCCCACAATCTAAACCCCATGATCGAAAATGAAATGGCCAAGGATCACGATGCGTGGCTCACGGTCACCTGCTCAGATCAAGAGCGTTATCTGCAATGGGAAAAAGATCAAGCCGCCTCTTTAAGGAAAAAAATGGAACGGCAGATGGAACGCGCCGCGTAATCTATTTATCCTCGACAGCCTCCGACGTTTTATTTAAAATAATAAAAAATAGGAGGCTATATGACCCACAACGAACTCAACGACCTCGTTTTTAATCCAGAAGACAACGACGGTGGCGCAGATTCCATGATTCGCGGCACACGAACCGGTGTTCAAGAACTAGTCAAAAAGAACACTTTTGAAGAAATCGCGGACACAGTGTGTAACCACTACGGCAAAAATGTTTCGGCAGGATGGTTGTATCAATTAACACGCTCCGCGGATCGCGGAACACGGTACGACCCTTCTATACGGCGGGTTCTAGCGGTTCGGGCAATGTTGAAAGACTACCGAGAAGGTAAGCTTCCTTGGATGAAATAGCTTTAAGTTACTCGTTACTTATATGGCTCAGAAAAAGGAAGGTTCCAGATTTGCAAAAAATAGCCGTAACCGGTGTAACCGTGTAACCGAACCGCTCTATCCCTTATATAGCAAGACTTTCAGTGGTTACATAAACTGTTACACCATGTAACTACAAATATGTAACCAAGAAATCAATAAATCAAAAGTGCGTTAGGCGGGGGGAAATGAAAAAAATATTTCTTTTGAATTTTGATCTATATAAGAAAGAAGGCTATATTTTAACTCTGATACGACTATTTACTGTTCGGAGGGGCAATGCCTAGAATTAAGAGAGATCCAGTGGCGAATAAAGCTGAACTGGATAAGTTGAGACAAAGAAAGCTCACGCGGAAGCAAGAACTGTTTGTGAAAGAACTGGTCAGCAATGACGGCCAGATCACCATGCGTGAAGCGGCGATCAATGCCGGCTATCCACCGGCAAGCGCACATGTTCGAGCGCATGAAATGACCAACCCTCAATATTGTCCCCACGTTGTAGCGGCGATCAAAGAATATCGTGATGAACTGGATGCTAAATATGGTGTGAACTTTCAGCGGCATTTGCGAGACCTTCAGCGTATTCGAGATGAAGCTTTGCAGAACGGGGCTTACTCTGCGGCAGTCCAAGCAGAATATCGGCGTGGCCAAGCACATGGCGATATCTATGTAAATAAATCAGAAATTAGACATGGCTCCATTGATCAAATGAGCAAAGAAGAAGTCATGAAAGCACTGGATGAAATGAGAAAGAGTTATGAGTCAAGCATCGTCGATGTCACTCCCGTGGGAGGAAGCGACCAAGAAGAAGACGAATACGACGGAAAGCAACTTCTACAAGCAGATTCGGGAAGGGACGAAGAAGCTTGATCAAAAGATAATCCTGACGCGGTTGGAAACTTGGCTGACCGCAGGGATACCCGACCTTCTTGTTTGTGACGATCAAGGCCGCTTCCACTTAATTGAACTGAAAGTTACTCGGGGAAATACCGTGGACTTGCGGCCGCATCAAGTCGCCTTCCTCAACACTCATAGTCATGCTTCTACTTGGGTGCTTATCAAAAGACAGCCTAAGAACTCAGAACCGGAAGTCCTGCTTTACAAAGGTAAAGACGCTTTGGATCTGAAGATGGAGGGAATCACCAAGGTAGATCCGGTATTCCGTAGCGGGTTTCCTGTTGACTGGAAAAAACTTTGGGGGTTGATTTCTTTGCGTTAATCGCATAGTCTGCAAATTCGCTAACAACTACGGGAGGAATTGGCGATGAGTAAATTAGTTAAACGCAATGGCACGCTAGTCATTGAAGACCTTTGGTATCCAGACGACATCCGCGAACGGGCGGAAGCGATGGGTCATTCTGATCTGACTATGGATCAGATCGAATCAATTATGGAAAGAATCTGTCACGACTTTGATGCTAATTACGGCATCAACTGGGACGTGATTGATTCGGCTATTGATTGGGAGTTTCTGTGATGCAACTCACACTAAAGGCTTACACAATCGACTCGCACCCAAACAAAGAAGCCGTCTTTGAATGGGTGCGGGACAACTGGCACGATTTGGCGGACGTAGACCTTGAAGACATTGTTCAGTCGCTCAAGGCTTTGGCAGATCACATTGATGGCACGTTGGATTATTCAATCTCAAGTGTCCCCGACCGCGGCGAATTCATCCGCGTTAGCGGTTTCAATCAATCCCTCTTGAACAAACTCAATGCAGACGATTGTCCTTTGACAGGCATGTGGTCTGATTATTGTGTGATCAAAAGCGCGCAACACCTCGAGCTTGAATCTGTTGTTCTCAAGGTCTGTCACGACTGCGGGGAGTTTCGGTATTCCGATGAAGGTCTCGAGGATTTCTTGTCTATGAATGAACACTTGTTCCTTGAAGACGGGAGGATTCTGTAATGACCATTGAAGAAATATTTGACGCTTTAGCCGAAATCGATTTAGACGCTGAATTGATTGAAGTTTTTGATGAAGACGGTTGTATTTGGGTAAAGATCGAAAACGTGGACATCAATGAGGCGGGATTGGATGAAAATCGTTGAAAGCATTTTGAATCGCTACATAACTCGGAAAGACTGGACGGTATACCTTGATGAAAAGGGGACGCCGATTGGGTTTGAACATGCCGAGTTAGGTGATGAAGGGGGGAGCGGCGGTCTGTGGTTTGACGGCGTCGTTCTGGTTGACTATGACGGCGTATATGAATTGCCGGCGGACGTGATCGGACTATGCGAGAAACTCGGCTTTATCATGGACTACGCCAAAGGGGAGAATGATTGATGTTTTTGATTGAATGGCTAGCCAAGCTTTTTTATGGTGAAGACGCTTGGGAAAAGGCACATAAAAAACAGCGGCCGAAACCTAAACGTCGTCGCTAGCCACTAAGCCCCGCCAGTCGGGGCTTTTTTTATTTTGTAAAAAATTACTTGCATTGTGTTGCGTTTTATCAGACTATTACCAGTGAGCAATTTTGCTCGGTCATAACTACGGGAGTATTTATTATGACAACCTATCAAACCAACGCCTTTGCACATGGCATCGGCAACTCTGCTGTTTCATCTAACTGGTTCAACCGCCCTGAAGATGAACGCTTCCTTACACTCGACGACATGTTGGCTCACAAGAAGATCGACGCCGGTCAGATGAAGTCTCGGATCGTCGATACTCACATGTACCTGCGTGGCGTATGTATGAATCGCAACTTATGGGGCGTCGAGAATTTCCATGAGATCAAGATTCGCCACACCAAGTTCGCTCCGGATCGTTTCGCCATTGAGGCGCGCCCTGCCCTGCAATCGTTTGCGACTGGTGCGACGTCTACTTTTGTGGAAGGCGTGCAGAAAGCTAAGTCAGCGAACGTCGCCAAAACCGACGAGGATCGGTTGGACTTTCTGACCAAGCGTGCGGGGCTGTCTCAGCGCATGGCCAAGGCCGCTATGCAACGGCATGAAAAAGAGGAAGGCCGTCCCATGGAATCAGTGTGGGATGCGGCTCAGGCGATTACCGCCATTGCCCGTGATATTCCGCACCAAGATAACCGGATCGAGATTGAGCGTCGCGCCGGTAAACTACTGGACAAAGTCGCCGCTTAATTACCGCGACTAATACAGGCCGGCCGGAGCAATCCCGCCGGCCTTTTTATTGACCATCGAAAATAGCTATGCGATATTGGCAACTCATTTCATAACTACGGGAGAAATTGAAATGTGCGAAAACACCATTGTGAAATATGTCCCTCGCGGTTATAGCTACCGCGAAGTTAAGTACCGGTGCGGATCGACTGGCATCGACGGCAATCCAGTGTGGTGTCACACTTGTGAGGATTCGGATCGAGTTCGCCGGATTATGGACGACAGCGAGGCCGATAACGCTTGGTTACGCTCGGCCGGTTGGGGGGAAATGTGAGATGAACAGACAGCAATTGGAATCACTGCACCGCGTATTCTGTCGTGATCCCGATGGAGCGCAATCGTTTCTGGAGTTTCGACGTCGTGCAATGCGTGCGACGTTTGACGCCAGTTATATGATTCGATGGTGTGGTATGTGGCTCGGGATTGAACCCGACGGCTATACCCATAGCTAACCAGAAGGCCGGAATAACTCCGGCCTTTTTATTTGCATTGAGGGTTGCGTTTATCGCATAATCGGGACTGGCCAATACCGGCCGCAACTACGGGGAATTTAAAATGACTGATTTAAACGAAATGACTAACGTGTTGAAAGCCGAGTTTACTCCGGACGATCTACGCGCTGAGATTGAGAAATACCGCAATAAATTGCACGTCGCCGAGATCGAGATCGAGCGGGAGCGCACCCGTGCTAACTCCTACCTTGAAAAAAACCAGAACATCACGGCGGGTATGTTCGCATTGCTTGAGCCTGAGATACTGGCGGCTTTCACGTCCATGGTTGATGAAGCGATGAACGACGTATTGAACGGCAACGATTTTGAGCGCGCCGTCGAGTCGATTGTCGATGATCGAGTCGAGAAAGAAATCGAGCATGCTTTTGATCGTTCATCGTTTATTGACGGCGACGACGTGGACGAGCGGATCGGGGACGCTATCGGCGACAGTTCATTCGATGCGGCAGTCCGCGATGTGGTGCGTGAGATGATCACCGACGGGGACATCGTTTTGTCCATTGACGTGAGCTGATCCAGACAGCAACCGCGAGGCCGGCCGGAGCGATCCCGCCGGCCTTTTTATTGCGTTTATCGCATAGCACTGTTTATACTCACGACTGGCCAATAACGGCCGGCAACTTAAAGGGAATAGAAAATGAGAAAAGTTACTCGAGAAATTGTCCAAGCTTGGGCGCGTGGCGACAGTCTGACAGTCGGCAACACTTGCACCGATGGCGACACCATTTGGTTACATGGTAACGCTATCGCGTGGAAAACCGGCGACGCTGACATCATCGCGTTAACGTTGGCAGGTTGGAACACTGTTACAACTCGCGAGCGGTTGAACGGCGTTCTTAACTTCTACGGGATCGACTACCGGTTCGCTCAACGCAACTGGGAGCCAGTGCTGATTATCGGGCGCGACGTGATCGAGACCGGCGAATTCGAGCGCGTTTATTTCAACCTGAACACCCAACGCCTAACGGAGCTAGCTTTCGTTTGTCGGACTGATCGCGACTAACCGCAACCAGTCAACCCACGGCCGGCCGGAGCGATCCCGCCGGCCTTTTTTTCGCCGGTAGTAAATCAAGCCGCGAGCCGTCGGCCGCGCTCCCTGCCAAACGTACCGCGAGCCGTGATCCGCGGATAACTGGCCACTGGTTATCGGTTCGTTTTCGGCGTGGCAGGGGATCGGATCGGCGGAGCGTGGCGCGCTATCCAGTCGAGCGGATCGATGCCGGCGGATCGGGAGCGGCGGAGCGGTTCAAATCGGTAACGGAGCGCGGCGCGTTTTCTGTGGATAATAGGGTGCGCGTTTTGCAGCTCCTGGGGTTGCGTTTCTCGCATACTTTCAACGACTTAGCCTGTGGACAAAATCCGAAGTTATCCACAGTCAGTTATCCACAATCGCGAGGCGTGAGCCGTGATTCTAGGTTCCCCGCCCAATCGAGGCTAATCAATTTTCCCGACAGATCGACAGCCGCTCGCGGCGCGCGGACGCCGGTCATTTGCTACTGGGTCAAGGGCCATGTTTTTCACAAATATTCATCAGATATTCCATATCGTCGCTTACTACCTTATATTTACCCATACATTCGCATACATTTAGGGTCCCCCGGCATGGAATCAGAGCACTTAGAACTGCTATCCGACAAAGAGCTAAAGCTTCGTTTGCGGCTTGCTCAACTAGAGAAGTTAGAAACTTGTCAAAATAATTTTTTGGCGTTTGTTAAAACCGTTTGGCCCGAGTTCATTGCAGGGCGGCACCATAAAATCATTGCAGAAAAACTGGAACGCGTTGCACGAGGTGAACTGAAACGTCTAATCATCAATATGGCTCCACGTCATACCAAGTCAGAATTCGCGTCTTACCTGTTTCCAGCGTGGTTCATGGGCCGTGCTCCGTCCAAGAAGATCATTCAAGCGACACACACGACAGAACTAGCCGTCAATTTTGGCCGTAAGACCAAAAACCTGATCGAATCCGATGAATATCGAGAGATTTTCCCTGAAGTGCAGTTAGCGGCAGATTCCAAAGCGTCTGGCCGGTGGGACACGAATAAGGGTGGGATGTACTACGCTGTTGGTGTGGGGTCAAACCTCGCGGGACGTGGTGGTGATCTGATTATTATTGATGACCCGCATTCGGAGCAGACGGCGATGTCCAATTCTGGGTTTGACGATGCTTGGGACTGGTATACCGGTGGTCCACGTCAGCGTTTGCAACCGGGCGGTAGTATTGTTTTGGTCCAGACTCGTTGGTCTGAGAAGGATATGACGGGTCAGTTATTGAAAGCGATGGCTAAGGATCCCCTTGCTGACCAGTGGGAAGTCGTTGAATTACCTGCAATTTTTAATTCTGGCGAGGAGAATGAGGAACCCTGCTGGCCTGAGTATTGGTCTTTAGATGATTTAACGAGGGTCCGGGCATCGATACCGTCAAGCAAGTGGAATGCTCAGTATCAGCAGAATCCGACTGGCGAAGAGAACGCGATCATCAAACGTGAGTGGTGGAATGTTTGGGAAAAGGATACGGTTCCTCAGTTGCAGTTTGTCATTCAGAGTTATGACACGGCGTTTTCAAAACGCGAGACGGCCGACTATTCGGCGATTACGACGTGGGGGGTGTTCTACCCTAACGAAGGTTCCCAGCCAAATATTATCTTGCTCGACTCCAAGAAGGGGCGGTGGGATTTTCCGGAACTCAAGGCGATTGCTTTTGAACAATATCATTTTTGGGACCCCGACACCGTCATCGTGGAGGCTAAGGCATCGGGTATGCCGTTGACTCATGAAATGCGTCAGACAGGGATTCCCGTCGTTAACTTCACCCCTTCTAAGGGCAACGATAAGATCTCACGGGTACATGCTGTTTCACCCTTGTTTGAAGCCGGTATGGTTTGGGCCCCCGACGAAGTCTGGGCCGAGGAGCTTGTTGAGGAAGTCGCGGCCTTCCCTAATGGCGAGCATGACGATTTGGTCGATTCCATGACCCAAGCCTTGATGCGCTACCGGCAGGGGAATTTCATTCAGTTGCCCACAGATGATTGGGAAGATACCGATCAATCTGTTAAAGTTGCGGCATACTATTGACATTCTGGAAATGTGATATATGGCTGAAAGAAATCAGGGTATTGGGTACTTTGAAAGGCAACTATCCGATGCTGGGTTGGAACCTTCTCAATTTGAGCAAGACGTTACTCAACAACCGGGCCGCGTATACGATACCCTTTTTACGCCGAGAAGCCGCGCAGAAACCGTTCCTCATCCATTATATGGCGAAGTAGAAGAGCCTTACGAGTTTGATCCTGCCGGTGGGATCATGGGCATGGCGGGCCGCGGTTTGGCTATGTTTGACCGAAAGCTTGAAGGCTTGCCCGTTTCGGATGAGCAGTTAGCCGCCGCCACCTTAGATCTTGTTGGTCCTTCTGCATCCGCGGTGTATTTAAAGGGAGCAAGCAACGCGGCCCCCGGAGTTGTTTCCATTATGGGTGCGGCGGAAGGTTTGTACACCCCTGCACCAATACGCGCTAAAGCCGTTGAGGCACGTTCTTTAAAATTGCAAGGGGCAACCGACAAAGAGGTTTTTGAACAGACGGGTATTTTCCCCGGCTTAGACAAACAGTTGCGGTTTGAGATTGACGACAGTCAAGCGCGGTTACGTTTCCCAATTAAGTTTGGGGATAAACAATACGACGCCGTTGACGAATTTGATGACGCTTCAAAAGAAGTAATTGGAAAGGTCTACAAAGGAAAAATACAAGGTCTTTTAGGACCTTTAAAAGATTCTCCATTAGGAATGAGCGAGCCCGAGGTTTTGGGGGACATTCTTGATCATCCAGAGTTATACAAAGTGTACCCTTTCATGAAGGAAACTCCAATATCTGCGCTTCCAGATAATATCAAACGGCTTGCTGGTTTTAACCCAAAGGGGCCGCGAGGACGGCCTGAGATAGAAATGAATCCCGAAGCAGGTATGTATGTTTCGGCTGACGACTTTGCAAAAAAACGAATGCAAGAAACTGGGCAGGCTTCAAAAGAAGACATTGAGCAAGATGTTGTTTCCGTCTTACTCCATGAGATTCAGCATTATGCTCAATATGTGGATGATCTAAATCGGGGCGGCAATTCAAAGATGTTTCTGCCCGATTCTATTGATGGGGCAGAGCAATCCGCTCAGTTTGCTATAGATTTTGCAAAAAATATGGCGGAAAAAAACGGGTTTAAGTTTGATTCAAAACTTAAACGTTTCGGGAAATCATTGCTTTCTTTGGAAAGGGAAATTGATTTGCTAATGCGTCGTCAAGATCCGGGGGTCTTGCCCGAAGACTATGCGTTACAAGAAGCAAAAGAACTGAAAAAGCTGTTAAAACTTCAAGAAGAAGCAAAGCAAGGACTAGGCGATAGGTACGACACAGTTAAAGCGATGGAGTCTCTTCTCGGAAGAACAAAATCTGCAAGAGACCGCTCGTATGAGTTATATAAAAACTTAGGCGGGGAAATCGAATCTCGCGCAGTTCAAGAGCGTTTTCGCGGAAATCGAAGCCTTAAAGAATCCCCGATAGATACTTTGAACTTGGTTAAGGGCAAATCTGAACCTTTAATTATTCAACGTAACCTAACCACGCCTGATGAGGTAAAAATTAAGCAGGAAGTACAAGAGTTAAATGATTACTTAAACACGACGCTTAATAACTCATTAAACTCTGACCCAGAACTTATTAAAGCCGCCGGTCGTGCTAAAAAAGAACACGGAGATTTAAGTAAACTTCCGTCTGATTTGACACCTAGTAAAAAACGACCTGACAACATAAGCCGAGGTGGAAGATTAAATTTGGATATGTTTATGGAGCCCGAAAGGCAACTGTCTTTGCTGTCTCCAACTACGCCGGTGTTTAATCACAACATTCCGACAATTGCTGGACGGCTAGTAGAGCAACTGTATTCGCCGGAGCAAACATTCGTTAATCGTGCAGATTTGTTCATCAATCCCGAAAAGATGGGCGAGGTAGCTCCCAGAATCTCAAAGAAAGAAGTTACTCAACTTTTAAACGACATTCGCCAACAAATTGATGTTCAAAACCTCCGTTTGGATATACAAGGTAAAGAAGCTGGAGTAACCCCGTCGGAGGAACTTAAACAAGTTTTTAATCAAAAACTGGTGACAGACCGTCTGATAGAGTTTATTCGTAATGAAGTGGGAGTCACGGACCCCGAACAATTACAACGCATGGTAACAGAAACGGTTATGACGACGACGTCCAAGATGGATCCAGAAGGCATGGCGGACGGCGGAGTTGTATCCTTGAAAGACCGCGCAGTGAACATGACCCGCGGACCGCGGTCCAATGGTATTATGCAATACGTTCCTTATATGACCGGAGCAACGAATGGCTATTGAAAGAAATGTACCTTCCCAACTCAATGTTGAGGACTTACAAGCTGAAATCGAGATCGAGCTTCCTGATTCCCAGAACAATGTCCTTGCGATGTTTCAGGGCGAGGATATCGGCGAGATTGAAATCTCCCCAACCGACGATGGCGGGGTTGAAGTCGATTTTGAACCGCAAGACGAGATGGGCGGAGAAGGTGGTTTCTACGCCAACCTTGCTGAAGAGCTACCGGATCGCGAGTTAGCTCGAGTTGCGTCACAACTTCTGGAAGAGTTTGATGCCAATAAGGCATCAAGGCAGGAGTGGGAAGACGCCTATGCCGGCGGTTTGGAACTACTGGGCTTTAACTACGAAGAGCGGACGCAACCTTTCCGTGGATCAAGCGGTGTAACGCATCCTTTGTTGGCCGAAGCGGCGACGCAGTTCCAAGCGCAGGCGTTTAACGAGCTATTACCGGCTTCTGGCCCTGTCCGCACTACCGTCATGGGCGATAAGACCAAGGAAAAAGAAGGTCAGGCACGGCGCGTTCGCCAGTTCATGAACTATTACATCACCAACGTGATGGAAGATTACACGCCTGACATGGATCAGATGCTGTTCTATCTACCTCTAGCCGGTTCTACCTTCAAGAAAGTATATTTTGATGAGAATTTAAACCGCGCGGTGAGCAAGTTTGTGCCCGCCGAAAACCTTGTTGTGCCTTATGAAACCTCTGATTTGGAAACATGCCCGAATATTACGCAAGTAGTGCGGATGTCTTTGAACGATTTGCGGAAACAGCAGGTATCTGGCTTCTATTTGGACGTTCCGGTTACTCCGGGCGAGGGTCAGAGCGACTCTGTCACCGACGAAATTAACCGGATCGATGGCGTAACCGCCTCTCAGATTGATTACGACGCCACTTTGTTGGAGTGTCACGTCGATTTGGACCTCGAAGGCTACGAAGATATTGATGACGAAGGCGAATTGACCGGCATCAAGATCCCTTACATCGTGACTTTAAGCTACGACACCGGCGAAATCCTTGCAATCCGTCGGAATTACGCTGAAGACGACGAATTCCGTAAGAAAATCCAGTATTTTGTGCATTACAAGTTCTTACCCGGCTTTGGTTTCTATGGTTTGGGCTTGATTCACACCATTGGTGGCCTGTCTCGCACGGCAACTTCTGCACTTCGCCAGTTGATCGACGCAGGAACGCTCTCGAACCTGCCGGCAGGCTTCAAAGCACGCGGTCTACGGATCAGGGACGACGATGACCCGCTTCAGCCCGGTGAATTCCGAGATGTGGACGCTCCCGGCGGTGCGATTCGCGACAGCTTGATGCCTCTGCCGTTCAAAGGCCCCGATCCAACGCTATACAACCTCCTAGGGTTCGTTGTAGAGGCCGGACAGCGGTTTGCGACCATTACAGACATGAAGGTAGGTGACGGCAACCAGAACGCCGCTGTGGGCACGACAATCGCGATGCTGGAGCAAGGCTCGCGGGTCATGTCGGCAATCCATAAGCGGTTGCATTATGCGATGCGGATTGAGTTTAGGATTCTGGCGCGCGTCATGGCAGAGAGCTTACCGCAAGAATATCCATACTCTGTGGAAGGCGAAGACTCTGCCGTCATGGCAACAGACTTTGATGACCGTGTGGACGTGATCCCAGTCTCTGATCCGAACGTATTCAGTCAGGCACAGCGGATTGTATTAGCGCAGACAAAACTTCAGTTGGCAGGAGCCGCTCCGGAACTGCACAACATGTATGAAGTCTACCGCGATATGTACGATGCGTTAGGCGTGAAGGATGTGGATCGGATCATGAAGGCGGCTCCGGAAGACGACTCGCGGCCCACGGACCCTGCACAGGAGAATATTGATGCACTCGACATGGCACAACTCGAAGCCTTCGAGGGGCAAAATCATCAAGCGCATATTATGTCGCATATGGTTTTTGGTTCAACGCCGATGGTTGCTGGTATGCCTCCTGTGGCGATGGCTTTGCAGAAACACATCATG